CGCTGATACGCAGTCTCTACATAGGTGCGAGTCCACGCTCCCTCAGCAGCAGATTCCAGGCCCACCCCCTCCTGTATGCCCAGGACTTCCTTCCGCTCCGCAGCCCGCAGCCAGGCCATGAAAGAGCGCACCTTTTGCGGATCACGCTCAAAGGCAAAGGCCCCCTCGCTCAATCCTGCCTGGTCACGCGCGAAGGCCGCCCGGAACATCGCGGCATTGATACCCTCCTTGGCGCTCCTGCCCCGCAGCCCCAACACATCCAGCTCAATGAGAGCTTCGCGGATCAGGGACTTGAGACGCTGGAACCGGCGCACCGCTTCCGCCTCAAAGCGGCGCCGGATATCCGTCGTGCGCGTAGGATCGCGCTGTGGGCGTCTATTCCTCGCCATCGCCTGGCACCGGGGGGACCACCGCAGGCAGTATTGTGGGGGTGGGCTTTTCAAACGTCGCCAGCGGCTCTATGATCTTGCGCGCCACCGCCTCACTGATAGCAGGGAACCCAACCATGATCAACTGCACGGCGGACTCTGCCGGAAGCTCTTTGTTCACCGCCGCCACCACAATGCCTTGCAGCGATTGGATCTGAGCGCCATTGAGTGCTGTCGCCTGCACTGGCTCCGATTCGGGAGCGGCACCGCGCATGGAGAATTGCGCGCTGGCATCAGGATCGCCCTCATCCAGATCATCCATGTGCGCATCCTCCAGCGCCGCTTCCAGCCCTGGATAGACTCCATCCTCCACCAGCTGGTTGGCGCGCCCCTTCGCCAACGCCTCATCAGGGATGAGGCCGGAGTTGACATCAATCGCATAGGCCTGTGCTTTCTTCAGGCTGACATCCGCCTTCTGTGCATCATCCATCTGCCAGAGCGGATTCCACAGATAGTGAATCTCCGGGGGACGGCTCCCTAGCGCAGAACCAATCAGGCACTCATCCAGGATGCTAAGCGCTGGACGAATGGTGTTCTCCTGGTCGGCCGATACCCGGTCATAGTAATTGCGCGTGTCCGAGTCCCCCGTCGCATTCATCCCGTCCGGAGATTGTCCGAGCAAGCGCGTAGCGGGCATGTCCACCGCGCCGGCTGCAACCATCAACGCGAGACGCTCCAGGTCGGGGAGCCCGGTGAAGGTGATCTCTTTCCGCTCCCATTCTTCCTCCTTGTCCAGCAACAGCGCATTGAGCGTGGACTTGGTGATGTTGGCCAGCTGGAAACGTTGCGTGAGCCGATTGCGATACTCAACTGTCCCGATCTGCGACATCAGATTGGGAACGCGGATGATATCCAGCTTCGATTCAGGCACCAGGGCGGTGGTCCCCTGCACCACTTCAGACGCGGAGCGAAGCGCATCATTGATGCCCAGCAACACCGAATCGCCCCAGCCATCCGCCATCGTATCATCGTCAGGATAGGGAGCGCCGATGAACCGGATCACGCGGCTGGGATGAATCCTGACGAGAGGGCCACCCGCAATTTCATACCAGCGGGGAAGCCCATAGCCAGGAAGCCGCACATCCGTCTCCAACTCGCCCGCTGTTGCCAGGTTCCTACTGAGAACGTTGATGTAGCGCAATTCCCCCGCCTTGACGGAAAGCGGATCAAGTGGAGTGAAGGGGTCATCCTCGCGCACCCCCAGGAAGATAATTGCGCCCCCGTAGAGCCGCGCCTTGATCAGTGCACTGAGGACTTTGGCCTGGACATCCAGCCGCTTTTCTTCCGCCTCAATCTTCTGGACTTGCGCATCCTCTGCCTGCCAGGCGCGCCACTTGCGCGTCGCATCCGCCGGGGGGACGCTGATTGCCTTCCTTGCCAGCCAGTCCCCGCGATAGGCCGCCTCCACCTGATTACGCGTCAAAAGGTTGAGGATGTATTGCGATTGCGCAGACTTGTCCTTGGACGTTCCCAGCCCAGAGACAAAGTTGACCAGCGAGTCTACCATATCCCTGATCATGTCGTTGGCTCCAGGTTGGATTCGATGCACCACTTGGCAAAGCGCCGAATTCCCCCATGAAGTGGCACTGCGCATTTGAAGCCCACATCCTCCAAAAGTGGAGCAGGATTCGCCCCCGTCACATACATCTCACCCTTTCCCGTCGCCTGTATCTCACACTTGGGCGTCATCGCCAAGTGGTCTGCCAACAAATGCAAGAATCGAAGGGTACTCTCAGGGTAACCAGAGCCTAGATCATAGACTCCCGCCAGATCGCCCTTTTCCCTCGTCATCGTAGCCAGGATACCCGCCACCACATCATCAATGTAGGTCCAATCCCGCAAGTGCGCACCGTTCGCACGGAGCTTGATCACCTTGCCATGTAGAAGTGCCCGCGCGAAGATCATTGGCGCCATGTCCTCTCGCCCATGCGGCCCATAGACAGTATGAAAGCGAAGGCCCGTAGAGCGAACGCCCCAGGCCCGCGTCCAGGCGCCCGCAAGAGCCTCGCATGCGAGCTTGGATGCCCCGTAAGGGTTCAGGGGGCGCCCACCATTCACGCTGCTAGAAGATGCATAGATCAGGTGCTGAACAAACCCGGAGCGGCGCACCGCCTCCAGCACATTGACTGTGCCCAGGATGTTATCATCAATGTACGGAATGGGCGCCTGCAAGGAATCCCGCACTCCAGCGCGAGCGGCAAGGTGGATGACGGTTTCGATCTGGTACGCGGTGATCAGCCACATAACCCCACCATGCCGCAAGTCCGCACGCTCAAAGCTGAAGCTGGCATGGGGGGTGAGGGACGCGGCACGGGCTCCATAGGAGCGGTCAACCCCAATCACCTTTTCGCCTCCGTCCAATAGGGCATGGCAAAGGTGATAGCCAATGAAGCCATTGCAACCGGTAACGAGGATCATGCCAATATCTCAGATGATATTATCCAGCGTGTAGGTGCTCTCAGGGTCCAGCATCAACTCCGTCAGCCCAAACACCACCACATCCGCACGATTAGGGGAACGCTCCCCTGCATATCCCGATGTGCTGAACTGACACAGCTCATCCTCTAGGTCAGGGAATCGCCCCGCATGCTTCACACGCCCCTGCTCATAGAGCGATGCCACGGGCTCCGCGCGAACGTGCTTCCCCCTGCTGGCAGTAACGAGCTTCACCGGGACATTGGGCCTTGCGGCCTGGATCGTGAAGCGTACCATCTCGCCCCCGTAGTTGCGCTCTGCCACGATCAAATCGGCCCCCCACAAATCAAACAGCTCAACCGCCTTGCGCCCCCAGTTGCGCGGCGAATAGTGGCCTGTCCAATCTTCTAGGACGTAACCAACCCCCTCCTTATCCACCCCCGTTACCGCCAGTCCAATTTCATCTGAGCTCAAATCGTCTTCATCCTCGCCCCCAGACGGATCAACGCTCACCACCACCCGCCGGAGCTTCGCCTTCATTTGCTCCCGTTCCTCCGCCGTCCGGATTGGGGCAACGCGTTGGAACCCGTCCTGTTTCCACAACGCATTCGGCACGCCCTCATCCCACTCGCCATGCAAAAAACGCCGTCGATCCCGCTCCGGGAGTGCCGCCAATTGCGCAATATACTCCGGCGCGAGATTCCGTTCATTGTCCGCCGGATTCATGGGGCGGGGCAAACGGGCATAGTCCCCTGGGTTGGCAAACGGCTCTCCGCTGCTGGGATCAATGTGTAGGACGAAGACCTTGTAAATCCAGGATGACTTGACGGTGGGATTGCCATCGTACCAGGCCCGAAGTTTCAAGCCCGCATTCTGCGCAAGGCGCGTCAGAGCCTTGTTGCGTGAAGCGTAGCTGATTTGTGGGCATTCATTGAAAAACAGGGTGGAATGCTCCTGCCCCAGCACCTTCTCCGTCCGCTCCTTGTCGTCCAATCCCGCGTAAATAGTGCGGGAGCCATTCGGAAATTCATGGAACCAATCGGTCTTACTCAAACGCACCTGCCCCTCTAGCTCCGGGAAGAACAGCTGCAACGCCTTCGGCATGGTGTCAAAGATGATTGAGAATTTGAGATGGTTGAAATGCTTCCGAAAGATCACATGCGTAGATTCCGGCGCCTTGGCCGCCCGTATGATAAGCCCACGGCAGAACAACATGGTCTTACCGGAACGGGAGCCACCATCCAACAAGACGTGCGTCGCCGGGCCGGCCAATAGACGATTGGCCTCCACCTGACGCCGAGTAAGAAGGGCGCGTGGATGCACGCCCTCTGGCCGATTCACAGTTTCTCATCCGTGGGGGTTATCTGCAGCAAGATAGGCTTACCGCCCTTCCCAGCCAATTCAAGTGCAGCCCGCTCTATGTATTTCGCTGGACGATGCGCCCTCAGTAGAATGGACATGAGCACATCGGAGTACGCCTTGTAAGTGGTAGTAATCTTCCCCTCATGAATCACCGGCTTGTCGTAACCCTCCACGGCGCGCCGGTGCGCCTCGCCTTCAATGCCGTCTATCGCTTCCTCTATTGCATTATCCCACAACCTGGCGAATTCTGCATCGCCCGAGCGCCAATCATAAGATCGCTCACGAGAAATACCAGCTACGCGAGCCGCCTCAGTCACATTACCACGCCTCTGCAACGCTGTCAAAAACATGGCCTTACGCTTTGCAGAGGCAAGGGCCTGGGGCGTTGGCCCTTGCCTGGGCCGCAACCGAGGCTTTGGGGTCCGCAATTTGCCGTTCTTACTCCGTTTCGCAACCACAACCATCCTTTGTAGAATTTCAACAGGAGGTT